GCTGATCGACCGCGCCGTGACGCGCGCCCGGGTGCAAGGCGGCGGCCCTACCAACATCCCGGTGTTGCAGGCCTGCAAGATCGACGGCAACGAGACGTATGTCTGCGTGATGCACACCTGGCAGGAAGACGATCTGCGCGCCAACATGCAGACCGGCCAATGGCTGGACATTCAAAAGGCCGCTGCCACCGCCGAAGGCCGCAACAGCCCCATGTTCAAAGGGGGCCTGGGCATGTACCGCGGCGCGATCCTGCACAGCCACAAAAACGTGATTCGCTTTAACAACGCCGGCGCTGGCGCCAACGTCGAGGCGGCACGCGCGCTGTTCATGGGCTCGCAAGCTGCGGTGCTGGCCTACGGCTCACCGGGTACCTCCCAGCGCTTTGACTGGAACGAGGAAACCCGCGACAACGGCGACAAGGTGGTGATCACGACCTCGAGCATTTTTGGCATGAAGAAAGTCAACTTCGTGACCGAAGTTGGCGCCCAGGACTTCGGCGCTTTCGCGCTGGATACCGCCTGCGCCAGCCGTTAAACCAAGCTACGAGCCAAACCAAACCCGAAACTCAAGGAGCATCCATCATGCCTTTTACCAATTCAAACGACTTCACGACTGGGCGCGCATCGCCCATCACCCCGACCGGCGCAGAGCTGTGCTCGATGCGCTTCGCACTGGCCATGCCAGTTGGCGACCTGGCGCTCAACAACGCGGGGCATATCGGCTTTTTGCCGGCGCGCTGCATCCCTGTGGCTGTGCTGGTGGATGGCACCGATATGGACTCCGGCGCGGCGGCGATGGTGCTCAGTGTTGGCATTCTGAATGCGGCAGGTAATGCCTTGTCCACGGCGGCGGCTGATGGTGGCGCTGCATGGGGCGCGACCGCTGCCGTTGCCACCGCCTTTCAGCAGCAGGTGCTGGGCCAGCCGATTGTCGCCGTCACGTCCTCGGATGTGGATCGAAAGATCGGCATCGCCGTGACCACGGCTCCAACGGCGGCGGTGGCGGGCACGCTGGGCGTGACGCTGTTGTACCGCAGCGCTTAAATTATGAAAATTGAAACCAGCATCAAGCCGCGCCGCAATGGCACGCTGAATGTGGTGACGCCATGCGGCCAGGTGATTGTGTTTTCGGCGCAAGACGGTCGCCTGACGGCGGAGGTTGCTGATGCTGCTGACGTGCAGTTTCTGCTGGGGATGAGCGACTTCTTGCCCGCGGATGAAGATGATTTCGCCATGGCTTCGGCGCTGATTCGCGGCGAAGCTGGCTCTGATGATGCGGGCGATGACTTGCCTGACGATGACGGCGACGAGAATGCCGCGCCAGTGGAAACGGCCACAGCACCCAAGCCCGGCAAATACACCAAAAAGCCGAAGTAAGGCCAAACCATGTTGTGGTCAGCCTTCGTCCCGTACCTAGCGCCCTATGCGGCGACCTGCCCGAATCCGTTGCTGGAGGCTGAGGCGCGCCGCGCTGCGATTCGCTTTTTCCGGCGCACCCGTGCCTGGGTGGAGTGGCTGGAGCCGGTGTTGTCGATGGAAGGTAAAGCCGAGTACGACCTGGATGTACCCACCGGGGCTGATGTGGTGCGAGTTGAGCGCGCCACGCTGGACGTCAAGCCTCTGCCCGTTTTGTCGTTCCGCGATGCTCCAAAGGATTTTGCTAGCTCCGACTTGGCAAGTCAAGGCCTGCTCAGCGCCAACCGCAAAACCTTTGTGCTGGGCAATACCGTTGCTGCTGGGCTGACGCTGCAAGTTCAGGTGGCCCTGGCGCCGAGCTTGAGCGCTACCAGCTTGCCAGATGATTTGTTCGAGCTGCATGGCCTCGATATTGCCAATGGTGCTTTGTCCGCGATTTTGGTTTTACCAGGGGCCGCGTTTTTTCAACCCGACTTGGCGGCGCTGAAGGGATCCCATTTCGAGGCCGCCATCAACGCTGTCTCGGTTGATGCATGGCGCGGATTTACCGCCAGCACGCCACGCGTGAAAACCAAATTCTGCTAAGGACGGACCATGCCTACCTCCGCACAATCCATCATCCGCCGCGTGGCCGAGCAGTTGCAAGACAAGGACAGCATTCGCTGGACGGTGGACAAGCTGGTGCGCGACCTCAATGACGGCCAGCGCGAGCTCGTGGCCAAGCGCCCGGACGCGGCCACCCAGACCCTGGCGGTCACGCTGGTAGCTGGTGCGCGTCAAACGCTACCGGTCAGCGCAGTGCAACTGATTGACATCGCCCTCAACACAGTCAGCAAAAAGGGACTGCGCAAGGTTGACATGGCGCTGATGGATGCCGCAGACCCTGACTGGCAGGCGAAGACAGGAAAGCTTGACGCTACGCAGTTCATGTATGACCTGCGCGAGCCGCGCACCTTTTACGTTTCTCCGCCGGCACTCGTCACGTCTTCGCTTGACCTGGTGTGCCCGGTGTATCCCGTGGACATTGCCGAGCCTGCGACAGGTCTGACTTACGCCGCCGTCACCGGCAACCTGAGTGTGGCCGACCAGTGGGGCAATGCGTTGCACGACTGGGTGCTGTTCCGCGCATGGAGCATGGATGCAGAGTTTGCCGGTAACGCCCAACTGGCGGCTGGCTACCTGGCCCTTTTCAAATCAGCCATCGGCGAGCAGGCACAAGCGTCGGCTGCCGTGGCACCCAAGGAATAAATCATGACTGACGCCCCATTGATCTACACGTCCAAGGGCAACGTCCCGGCTGACACCCTGACCTACCACCACGAGTGGACGGTGACGCCGGATCTGATCGTATTCCGCGAGTTCTACACCGAAAACGCCACGGGCGAAATCATCAAAGACTCATCCCACCCTTGCATCTTGCAAGGGGCGCAATCCGACGCGCAAGCCGGTTCATTCTGAAGGAGTCATTTATGCCCAACACCACCGCCATCTGCACATCGTTCAAGACAGAAGTTCTGTCCGGCATTCATGCCATCGGCACTTCGGTGATCCGGGCGGCGACCACGAAGGACGCCCTCAAAGCAGCCTTGTACCTGGCCTCGGCGACGGTCAATGCGGCTTCGACTGCGTACTCAGCCACCGGCGAGGTCACTGGCACCAATTACACCGCAGGCGGCGTCAACGTCACGAACGCGACCGAACCAGCCAACTCAGGCACTACCGCGTTCTGGACGCCGAGCGCTTCACTGGCCTGGACTAACGTGACGCTGGCCACCGCCTTTGACGCTGTGCTGCTTTACAACAGCACACAAGCCAGTCGAGCCATCAGCGCGCATACCTTCGGCGCGCAGATCGTGACGGCGGGCAACTTCACGCTGACGATGCTGACCAACGACGCGAGCACTGGCTTGGTCAGATTCGCCTGATAAGGGCGACCGGCTATACCCAACTCTTGAAACGATAACTAAAATGTCCACACCACAGCTCGAACTAGCGATGAGTGAGCTGCTGGCGTTCGAGCTGGCGTGCGAGCCGATAAGTGATGTGACCGTAGCGCTGCTAGGCGCATCAACAACAGCGTCAGCGGGGTCGGTAGCAGCGCAGGCAGCGAAGGCGCTGACAGGATCGTCGGCAACGACTCAAGCCGGCGCACCCACCGCCACACGAGCGGTGTCGCTGCTAGGTGCTGCGGCAACTACCCAAGCAGGCACGCCAACCGCAAGTACGGCACGCTCGCTCCCTGGGGCCGCTGCTACCGCTTTGGCGGGCTCAGTCGTCTCTACGCGTATCGCGGTGCTGCCAGGTGCTGCGGCAACCGCACAGCTTGGCACAGTTGGCAAGAGCGCGGGCGTAGCCCTGCTAGGCGCGCAAGCCAGCGCACAAGCGGCAAGCCTACAGACCAACCGCATGGTGAAGCTGGCGGGTGGGCAGGTCCTGGTCAACCCCGGCGCATTGACCGCCGACATCCTGAAAGCGCTTGAAGGTGCGCTGGCCGCTACTGCGGCGGGCGACATCACGGGCCGCGTGACGACCGACTCCAGTTACCGCGCCGTGGTGCCGGCGGCTTTCATTGCCTATGTGCCAGCAATCGACAACAGCGCCAGCGTCCCTGGGATCAACAACCGGGTCATCGTGCCCGGTGAAAACGAGGACGTCTCTGTGACGGAATGAAATATGAGCGTGCTTGAAAAATTCACCAAACAACCCACCGACGTGCAGGACTACGACATCGATTTCAGTGAGTATCTGACCTCGATGGGCGGCGACACCGCTCTGAGCCAGGTCACATCAGCAGACCCCGGCATCACGCTTGTGTATTCCATGCTGATGGGCGCGGTCGTCAAGGTATTCCTGTCTGGCGGGATCTCCGGCACCAGCTACAAAGTCACGACCACGCTCACCACCACAGGCGGGCGGGTCAAGCAGGCCGAGATTGTCATCAAGGTCAAAGAGGTTTGATAAAAATGAACGACAACATCGATCACCCGGTTATCAAAGTCGCAAGCGCCTGGACTGCCGTCGGTATCACGAGCTGGGCCGAGGCTGCGTCTGCGGGCACTTTTTTTGCATCTGCGCTGGCTGCGATCTACACGTTCGCGCTGCTTTGTGAGTGGTTCTGGAAGCGGGTGTGGCGGCCATTGTTCGCGCACTTCGGATGGTTCGGCTTAGAGCCCGCCGGGCAGCGCCGGATCGCGGATAAGGACGAGCAGCCATGACCCCTGCCGTGCGCGTTGTCGTTGCCGCTCTGAGCTTGAGCGCAGCGGGCTTTGTCGGCATCTTGATGCGCGAGGATTACCGTGCGCAGGCCTACCCAGACCCGACGTATGGCTGGCAGGTGCCGACGGTGGGGTTTGGCACCACTGAGAACGTAAAGCGCGGGGACAGCTTGAGAGTAGTGCCGGCCATCCAGCGCGCGCTGGTTGATGCTAGCCAATTCGAGGGTGCGCTCAAGCGCTGCGTCACTGCGCCGCTGCATCAAGCTGAGTACGACCTGTACGTGGACCTGAGCTACAACATCGGCGCGAGCGCGTTCTGCGGCTCGACTGTCGTGCGCCGGCTCAACGCGCTGGATTATGTGGGCGCCTGCAATGCCATCCTGCTTTGGAATAAGTCCAACGGGCAGGACTGCTCAGCGCCGGGCAACCGCACTTGTTCCGGGCTTTGGACAGACCGACTCAAAACGCACGCAAAGTGCCTGGGGGCGCAATGAGCTGGCTCAACCCCTACACCTGGCTGCTTTATGGAAGTTTGATGGCCGCCTTGCTGCTGGGCGCTTGGCGCGTACATCACAACATCGACCAAGGTGGCTACCAAAGGGCCGACGCTGAATGGCAAGCCAAGGTCAAGAGCCAGAAGGCCGACGCGATAAAGCTGCTGGACGAGGAGCGGGCCAAGGTGGCGGCGACTTCGATGTCCCTGCGCAATTTCAAGGACAACCAGGAGATCAAAGATGCCCACAACAAAAAGGCCGTCACTGGCTACGAGCGCCGCCTGCGTGCTGCTGCTGGCCATGCTGGCCGGTTGCGCGACCCCAATGCAAGCTACGCAACGGGATGTGGGGGCGGTGGTGACAACCCCCAAAGTCCAGATACCGCCGGTGCCGGTCATCGTGCTGACGACGTTGCCCAAGCCACCGGGCTTTTATCAAAAGAGCTTACTCAGTTTCTCCTCGACCAAGCCGCCAGCGCCGACGACATCAACCTCGCCTACACCTCCTGCCGGGCCGATGCGCTGAGCATTCGGGAAATCTCCCAATAAAAGTGAAGGAAACCTGACATGCCCCAACTATTTACCAACGCCGCGCGCTCGCTGCTGCAAGCCAGCATATTGAGCACCGATACCAGTCTGACGGTGGAGGCAGCCAAGGCGGATTTGTTCCCGGTGGCCAATACCGGCACGGGATCAGTGCCGGCGACGACGACGGACTGGTTCAAAGCCACGCTGCAAGACAGCAGCGGCAACATCGAGATTGTCTATGTGCGCACCCGAGCCGCAGCCTCGGCGATTTTAAGCAACGTGATGCGCGGCCAAGAGGGGACGACGGTGCGGGCCTTTTCTGCGGGGGTGGTGGTGGGGCTGCGGATTACGGCTGCCGACGTGCAGGCATCGATTGCGCTCAAAGCCGATTTGGTAGCAGCAGGTGGCGCTGCACTGGTGGGCAACACCCCAGCCGGAAACATCGCAGCCAGCACGGTGCAGGCGGCGATCAATGAGTTGGATGCGGAGAAAGTGCAGAGCACGAACCTTGCAGCAACCGGCGGCGCTGCCCTGGTTGGCAACGCCCCAGCAGGCAACATTGCAGCCAGTACGGTGCAGGCTGCGCTCAATGAGTTGGATGCTGAGAAGCTGGCTGTTGGCGGCAACGCAGTGACAGCAACGAAAGCCTCCACACTGTCTCAAAGTGGTGGCGCAGGTGCTGCCATGACATTCAATTGGGCAGGACAAGGCGGCCAACCTACTTGGCTGTGGGGTGGTAACGATGGCTTAAATCAATTCGTTTACAACCCATCAAACTTCTCAGTGAACTACGCCAACAGCGCAGGCAGTGCAGGCAGTGCAAGCAGTGTGCCTTGGACCGGTGTGAGCGGAAGACCGACTGCTGTCTCATCGTTTCAGTACAGCGGGAACACTGGGGATGGTGTCGCCGGCGGGGGGACGGCCAATGCCTTAGTGCAAGTGGCCGGCGACAACACCGTTCGGATTTATCGAAATACCAACTGCAACTGCAACTGCAACTGCTGCGGATAAAGGAGCATCATGAAAACACTTGGCGTAATTCTTAAATCCGGCCTTCGCGGCGATTCATCTTGGAGCAAGATCGACTCTAGCTTTGTTGGCGCATTACTGCACGGCACTCACACCATCAACCTTGATGTTGCTGATATACCTAGCAAAAGATTGCCCCACGACTTGCATTCTTTTGTCACAAGAGAGGGTGAGAGCAAGTGGGTGAATAGTTATGCCTTGAGTCGTCCACAAAGGCTGGGCATTACCGATATTCTGCTG